TGGTCTGCTGGATAAGCTCCATCGCAAAGTTGGTGTGACGCTTGTACACCGCCTGGAAGAAAGTCACCTTGGGGTTACCGGTGAGGTAAACGTCCTGAGCGCCGTAGGCAACCAGTTGCATAAGGCCACCTGCCATGGTTGATTGGTACTCTTAAGCAAGAAAATAATTTAGACGATAGCTTTCCATTTAAACCCACCTGCTGATCGAGCTATACCTTTACAACACCGACTGATGACTCTTACTTCTGCTTTTGACGCCTTACTTGCTTCCCGTATAGTATCATACTCAGCAATCAAAGTCGTCAAGTCGAATGACCATTGCTGGATCTTGGTGAACTTCAAAGGTTCGTTCGTCTGAACATCTTCCTCCTGGGCAAACTTCCAGTGAAACCCTCCTGTAGTCTTGCGTTCTCCTTTACACACTTTACATATATGGCTCCCGTCTGCTCCTGACTCTTTTGCCGCCTCCTCAACCGACCCGAACGTCCTGATGAGTTCTGTCCCGTCCTTGGACCATTGCTGGACCTCCTTACGGTTCGCATCCCTGAGGAGGTCCTTCGCCTCGTCCTGGTGGTGCTTCCCAAACATGGCGTGTCGTTCGCCTGAGCGCACTGCGCTCATTAGCTCTTTCGTGTCCTCATGAAGCACCTTGTTCTTGTTCCCACCCGTTTCGTTGTTGTATCCTCCTGGAGCCAGGGTCCCACGTTGATAAATCTCCTGGATCTCGAGTTCGTCCAGGCGCTCCTGCCAATTTCCTTGTTTGGGGAAGTTGTGTACTATTTCTATGGTAAATTGTTCCCATCCATATTTACGAATGGCGTTGTACATGTGACGCTTTCTACCGTTCTTCACATCGGATATGTGTCCGTTCAGGCGAACCTGAAAATCCTCATGTGCCGTCTGACCTATATATTCCATGTATGGTTCGAGCTTACATTTTATAGAGTAGACAAAGGGCATACACTACTATAAGTGGTACAAAAATGTTTAGTTGCGTCCAGGCGACATAAACATTTTTGTCCCATTAATAGTACATATGGCTGACCATGATGAGAACCCCGACATTGACCTGGACGCCGAGGGCGAGGATGAGTTTGACGAGATGATGGATCCCATGGAGGCTCTTGCCAGCTTCCTGGCGACCGACGACGGCGAGACGATCGCCACCTCCCTGGCTGGCATGAAGGATGCGACCGAGGCGATTGTCAAGCAGCTGGAGAAGCAGAACCTCATCCTGGTGAAGCTGCTGTCTGCCGTGTCCAACATGAAGACGGTCGCCCCACAGTACATTGCCGCGCCTGCATAATTTCCTGACTATATAATACCATGGTGGCTTCGCTGGAGAACACAATGACCAAATGGCGTGCGGTCCATAACAGTCTTCAGCGTGCAAATAGAGGTAAAATGAGACGTACGAACGAAGTCAGGAAACACAATGCACCCACGTACCAGCAGGTATACACACACTTTAACAATGCGTTCAGCAACGACAACCAGAACCTTACTCGCGGTGGTTCTTGGGTACACGGCGTCCGTGTGTACTTTGAATTCAATCCGAATAAGCGCCAGAACATTACTAACGCCTACAACAAACTCAATAATATGGCGAAAGAGCTCGCTGCAATCAGACAAAAGGCTGTTGCGGCGACGGTTATTCAGAGGCGTTGGCGTGAGGCTCTTCCAAAGATCATGCGCAAACGGAAGGTGATGGCGCTGTGGGCTCTGAGCGCCCGTCCTGGTGTTCCGAACACCCGTCGTGCCGCGTTCGAGATGGCTTTTCCCAGGCGGGTTGGACCGGTCAATGAACTGACGTATCTGAGAAGTCACAGAAAGTACAATACGTACTGAACATTCGGTGGAGACGGGGTCTGGTCTCTTAAAAAAATATAACGCTCTTGTACTATGATGGTCCCGGCTGATGTTCACACACTCGCCCGGGACCAACCAGCAGAACATGCGCACGAAATTCGTATGGAAGTCATGCGTTCTGAGGTGTCAAGTCTCGTCCCAGAACGTCTTGAACATTTTATCGGTCAACTCGAGGAAAAGATGGGTCTCACCTGTAAAGGTGACCGGTTTGCACCGCTCACCAATGGATTTAGACAATTCTTCCGGGATGACGAGCTGGACCCGAATGGTATGCCCCAGAATGTAGACCTGGAGCGGATTCAGGAACAGAAGCGTCGCCTGGTGAACCTCTTCTCCGAGCTGTATCATCGTTCGAGCGAACTGGGAATCAAGGATAAATCTTCCGAGGATGTCAATGGTGATGAGTTTCGCATCGCGCACCGCCTGATGCGACTCATCGAAACAGCCGACGACGCCTACGAAATCATTTTCCGGTACGTCCGGTCATTTGAAAGAATCAACAGCCCGACAGTCGCCCCGATGGCTGGTGATATGGATTCTTCGCTTTTCCGCTGCAAGACAATGGACTCCCCAGACGAGGAGGATGAAGCCAGCCCGTACCAGAGGCTGCTTCTGTACCTCCTGAACAAGACGTATACCCAAAAAATGAAGAGGTACAAGGGGCAGTGTTGTAAACAAATTGAGACGACGAACGGTCACCTGACTCGTGCATGGAAGCCAGTCATGGAGATTAAGGAGTTTGTGTATTTCTATACACAAAAGGAGGACAAGTATGACATGTGGCGTAACCTGACGAGCAAGGGTGGCATCGTTCGGGACACGGTGACTCACTTGTCGATGTGTCGTGACATTCAGTTTCCTGAGATTCAGAAGAACAGGACTGTGTGGTCGTTCACGAACGGTATCTACGTTGGCAAGGAGTGGTGTAAGGATGCATATACGTCCAAGTTTTACCCGTACGGTTCACAGGACATTGCACACCTGGATCCGACGGTTGTGAGCTGCAAGTTTTTCGACCAGGAGTTTCCCGAGCAGAACATGGCGACTGAGAACTGGCATGATATCAGCACGCCTGTGATTCAGCGCGTCATGGAGTACCAACGCTTCTCGAAGGAGGTGATGGAGTGGATGTACGTGTTCATCGGTCGTCTGTGTTTTGATACAAACGACATGGATGCATGGCAAGTGATTCCCTTTCTCAAGGGTATCGCCGGGTCTGGCAAGTCAACCATCATCACCAAGGTGTGTAAGCGATTCTACGACTCGGAGGATGTTCGGACGCTGTCAAACAACATCGAGAAAAAGTTTGGTCTCTGGTCTATTCACGACGGGTTCATGTTCATCAGTCCAGAGGTCAAGGGTGACTTGGCGCTCGAGCAGGCGGAGTTTCAATCGTTGGTTTCAGGTGAGGATGTGTCCATCGCACGCAAGAATGAAAAGGCGTTGTCGATGACGTGGAACGTGCCTGGTATCCTCGGTGGTAACGAGGTGCCAAACTACCGCGACAACTCGGGGTCTGTGCTTCGTCGTCTCGTGACGTGGAACTTTGCACGCCAGGTGTCTGAGCCCGACCCGCAGCTTGATGGGAAGCTCGAGGCGGAGATTCCGACGATTCTGTGCAAGTGCATTCGAGCATACCTCGACTACGCAGGCAAGTATTCGAAGAAGGACATTTGGGGTGTTTTGCCGCCGTACTTCAAGTCTGTGCAGGCACAGGTGGCGACGGTGACCAACCCACTGCAAAACTTTTTGGCGAGCGACAAGGTGTTGTACGGACCAGACAAGTGTATCCCACAGAAGTTGTTTGTCCAGATTTTCAACCAACATTGCCAAGAGAATGTGCTCGGACGATGCAAGTTCAACGAAGACATTTACGCGGGTCCGTTTTCGTCTCGAGAAATTGATGTCCGGCAAGGATCAGCAACATACCGGGGCAAGGCGTATGCAAACCAACGTTTCATCCACGGTATCGACACGATTGAGGAAAATTGCGTGGGAACTGATTTCGACGTCTAGGATCTTCCTCGTGGACCGAAGGTCTAAACGATACAATCACAAACACTGTAATGGAAACCATGACTACTCTGTTCACCGCGTGGGAGAGTACTATCGATGAGTACAAGGACCAGCCGAATGTCGAGATTGAGATTCGGCTGGGCAAGGTGAATCGCGGCACGTTTGATACGAATGTCGGTCAAGCCACGTTTGAAAAGGTACTTCGTCGTCTTCGGAAATACGAGGGGTGGGAATCCACCAAGGAGAGTCAGTCAACTGTATACGTGGATACTGCGGCTGGAAAGCGTGTCGTCATGAATGACGTTACGGATGAGATGGAGTCATGCGTCGTCAAGAAGCGCTTGCTTGTGAAGGACCAGGTACTCGATGGATATCTAGTGGACGCGCGGCTGGGTATTTCGTCAGAGGTGCCGTATGACCGCGAGGCTGACACTGAAGAGAACTTTACGCGAGTCAAGAAGCGTAAGCGGTACTCGTTCGTACGCAAGGGTCTTTCGATTGACCTGTCCGAGGTGAGCGGCGACGCAGATGACAAGGATTCCGAGGAGGCGACCGAGTACCAGATTGAGCTCGAGATTCTGAACCCGCCAGTGAATGCAGCGGATAGACACCAGGTGTTTAACATCGTCTACAAGATTTCAGACATTTGCAAGATTATGGTGTAAAAAGCCTTTTCACCGCAGGTGAAAAGGCCGTCGTCCGTCCGACGCCGGCGAACAACTCGCTTCGCGACTTGGACTAAATCCCAGAACCCTTCAAAAGCACGCGCATCTCTGTATAAAATACGGTATCTGATGGTGTACACATATAATCCCCGTTCCTGGAATATGTCTCAAGTGAATGATATTTTCCAGTTTCGTTAAAAACAGTCATCCACTCGTCTATTATATTACATTCAACAGGACCTCGAATGATATGACTCCCTGGAATTCTAAAAATGTGCAAGGTTTGTGTTTCGAGATTGTAAATAAGACCGTCATGAGATTTGAGCAGATACCACAGTCTCCAACTACGTTGTTCACTTAGCTTACCGGGAGGAATCTTAAAATAAAGACGAGTATCTATGCTCGGGTCAGACAAAAAGAAAATTGCGCGTATGATTTCACAAGGAAGGTTTCTCCATATTAAACTATTCATCGTACGTTGTTCTTCTTGAAACGCCTGGCTTTATGCATAACGGTCTTATACGGCACCTTTTCACGTCGAGGAGTCTTGGGAACGTAGCAACCAAACGGTTTTGTAAAGTAAAAGTCCGTCTCGTTGAGCAGGTAGTCAATCTCCTCTGCATCGAAACCACCCTCCTTCAAACATGAAAACATCAGTTCATTCTTTTTCAACTCTCGCATCGTGGTTCTCTTGAAAAAAGCGTGAAACTCTTGGGGCCATATATTCAACATGTCTTGCATGTTTTCCATAGCGTCTTCGATCGATTGTTCAAAAATTTCAGAACACCGCGTCTCACACGCATCCTCGTTCCACTGATCCTTCAGTTTGTGAAACCCTCTGAAGTATATTGGTCGCCGGCACATGGGACACCCAGTGCCAGTGCCCTTGAGATACCAGCTCTTTATACATCCCGAGCAAAACTCATGTCCGCAGCACAACTTGCGGCACGGTCCAGTCTCATAGCACACCGAGCACTCCATTTTTTGTAATGAACATCTCTTCTCGAATCAGCTACTGACGGGTACAACACGTATTTTTTAGGACAAGTCGGAAGGACTTGTTTGCCGGATCTTTATGT